AACTAATTGGCTATCATGTCTTCTATATGGTTTAGTATCGTTCCAAGCAAAAAGAGCATTACTCATTGCGGTCTTGTTCGGATTATTTATAGCAAGGCATAGTCGTTCTGGCTTTCGCTTAGACCGCTGTATAGCAAAGTCGTAGTTATGGGAGAAACCAGATTTCCCAGTAAATGAAACATTTTCCATACAATAAATATCATTTTCCAAAAAGAAATCTTGTATGTCATCCAGAAAAAAGGAAGAAACCTTCGTTCTAGAGGTCATGTACATATCTGTTACACGAATAAGGCATTGTGTGAATGCATGCTTTCTTTGTGCAAATTCAGGAGCCGGAGCCCGTAGCGTTAATTCGTTTTTTTCTAGTTGAACTCCAAATTGAGATAAAATTTGATTAAGTTGTTGCTTTCGATTTTTCGTTAGTTTAAATCCTGTCATTTCAAGAGAATTTAATGTATATCCATCATCTGTGAATAAAAGTTCATCATTCTCTTGCTTTACATAGAATTGAAAATAATCGCCATCTGTATCTAAAAATGGTGTATTTATTTCATAATACTGACCAACTTTGGAAAATGTAATCTCATTTCTGAGCCAATTAGCATAATCATCTATATAGCGCTGAATATCCATAAAAACACCTCCTTCACATTTTGTTATACAAGTTCTAATTGAAAAGAAATATTGGGCTGTTTAATTACATTAAATTTTTTCAAAAACAATATAGTATTTTCTACAAAATTATCAGATAGAATATCTTCGGCTGGAATAGCAAATTGTCTTCCGTATTCTTCAGTATATATGTGCCAATGAGAACCTATAATCTTGGAGCCATCAGGGTTTGGATGAACTTTCCCTGGATTGACATGTAATTCCAATAGAAGAATTCCATCCTTTTTAATTCTAGCGCCCATTTCGTATTTTAATGAATTTATTCTACCACGATATATTTTTGCTGTGAATAATTCTTTTTTAGTATCTCCAATTAAATCAAATTCTAAAGAGTTGCCTTTTGATGGAAATTCTACAGATTCGGAAAGAGTTCTTTTAATCATGTTGAGCAAATCATCAGCTTCTTTTTGTGATAATGTCTTTTTAGGGGTCATCTGTCGTTCCTTTCAAAACACCAGTTCGATAAAAGGCGTTTTTTTATATAGGAATCACAATACGCTTTTAAACTCCATAATCTTTTCATCATATCCAGCCAGCCTTGCAATCTGGCTTTTTGTCATGCCTGGATTCTCATAGATTAAAGAATCTGGTATTAGAAGTTCTGCTGCAAAAATATTCGCTTCTATTTCATTGGTAGAAGATAATAGAAGAGTCTTATTTCTGATAAAGTAACAATTTTCTTTTCTATGAAGAATGGAGTGTGCCAATTCATGGGCCATTACAAGGTTCAGTTCATGTTCTTCCAAATCTTCATTCAGAAAAATGCACTTGTGATTTTTCAGAAACATATAGCATCCAGCTCGACTTCCCAAAGGTCCTAATTGAACTTCGACATTTAAACAGTTTGCAAGTTCAAAAGGATTTCTTGTATTAAATTTCTTTATGTAGTATTCAACTAAACGCTTAATATCGTTTGTTCTCAATTTATACACCTACTTTTTATTTTTGTTAGGGTTGTACTTTTCTTTGTTAATCGGTTTTAATCTTCTCATCATCAGCTCGATTTGTCCAAGAAGCAAGTCGATATCTTCTTCTGGAATAGCTTGACCATCATAAGAAGCAGGACCTGCTTCATTGTTTTTTAACTTATTTCTGATGTTTTCCATATCTTTTGCAATGTCGCGCTCATCTTTCGCCGTGAGTGATGACGGATTATCACCATTAGATGCTCCAGACATTAAATAATCCAACGATACGCTGAAGTAATCAGCGATTTGCTGGAGCTTGTTAACATTTGGTTGACTTGAACCTAATTTGCTTATGTACCCTTTTCCAAAATTAAGCTCGTTTTCCAATTTATTCATTGAAATTCCATGTTCTTTGCAC